TGATAGAAGAGCTTCTTCTTATTACTCCATAAACAGTATAATTTTTATCTAGCAATAATTCTGATAAATAACTACCATCTTGTCCAGTGATTCCTGTAATTAATGCAAATTTCATTATAATATGAATACGAATTTAATTTTAAGTAATAAAATTAAAATTTAAAAAAAATTGAATTATTGACATGTTGGAATAATAAGTAATAAGTACACATTATGACAGAACATATTGATTCACTAATTCAAAATAAATTATTAGTAGATAAAACAAAAAAATTAATTGCATCATATTGTGAAAAAGCTATTAATGAATGGAATAGTTGTGATGATAGATCCCAACAAAAAATAGTTATAGGCAAATATTCTCATTTCAACAGAAAGGGATCTAGTAAAATGAAAAAAACTATTAAGAAAAAAAAACTTGATCAAATGAAACCATTCCTTTATGAGATACTAGATTATTATAGTAATGAGTATAGTGATGACGAGAAGAGACAATTTTATAACTTTATAAGGAAGAAAATCAAGGGTATATATAAACATGCTCAAGCTTTAAAAACAGGATTATGTAATAGAATGATACTCAATTGTGTTTCAGAAAAAAATACGATTTCGTTCTGTATTTCAAAAAATACACTTGAATCAAATACTCAGTGGATTGAAAGATTATTGGATGTATTAAGAAAAAAGTTTCCAGGCACTAATACATCTGAATTAGTAATGATAGTTTCTTCTACAAAGAATACTTTAAATAATCGTGCAACCCATTGTCTAAATATATTAGAAGCACAAAGATTGATTCTTAAATCTAATTCCAAATACAAAATTATATTTAATTGTAGTAACAATGCCAGGATAAATGATATTTTGTATTTGACAGAATTGAGTGGTAGATTGAAAGAAGATGAAGGTTATAAAAAATTTAGAATTATCCATGATGAAGCTCATGATTCAAAATGTGGTATACCAGCATATAGAGATATCATTGAAAATATACTATTACAAGATAACGTATTAAGTTATACTCCATGTACTGCTACGAACGAGAATTTAGAGATGCATGGAAATCATATATGGGATATGAGATCATTAGAAAAACAAGCTATTAATTATACAAAAGATGGTTATACAACTAAATCAACTGATATTAATTATTCATCATGTGCAGATGCTATAAAAATTAGTTTTGAAGATTTAGAGAGTGATCCTAAATGGAAAAATTATGGTATTGATAAAATTCCGAAAGAGGAATTCCTTGAATGTTATGAACATATAATAGATAGAGAAGTAGATAGCCGTCCAAAAATTAATAAAATTCTGGAACCTATTATGTCTAATCTTGAACCTCCTTTTAATTTTGATGAATATAGTGAATCTGAAAAATGGGATTGGTTGCGATCTCGTGCACATGATATACGAGTTGATTTAAAACGTAAATTAGATTATTGTAAACAACTATCACAATTTCAAGAGATTGTATCAGTTAACAGAGGTATAAATATAATTTGTAATAAAGATTTGAACATTATACCGAATGAATTAGAAAATACATTCTCTTTAAGATTAATAAGCACACCTTGTCGTATAGTAATAACAGATTACTTAGCAAGATACGCTGTAGGAGAAGGATATAATGCATTAGCTATATATGGTGATGAAAATGGTGATAAATGTCATTTATTTTACAAAAATAACGCTAATGATAATTTAAAAATATCAGTTGACACTATTATGGATAGAGGAGAGTTTAATACTAAATTAGCAAAATTAGTTGATGCAATGAAGAGTGAAACTGGTGATTTGAATGATTGTAATTGGAATAAACCATTGTATATAATAACTAATTATATGAATTCAGGAGAATCATTAAGTTTTGTAAATTATAAATATGGTACATTAGATATAAATATCAGATTAACGTCTACAAATCCGACTGAAGATTACCAAGAGGCTTGTAGAAGTAATTATATGGACACAAAATTTAAAGAATTTGATGCTGATTTTGTACATCCTAAAAAATGGCTGATTGGTGAAAAAGCTTATTTTGAGAATATTATGATGATTGAATCAGAGAATGACGCAAGAATAGATGAATTAAAAAATAGACCTGATATAATACAAGATGATAGTACAGACCATATAGTATTAACAGTACCACATGATATATCATCATGTGGTACTGTTGCAGTTCCTATTAAAATAGACATAGGAGATTTAGATGATCCAAACATATCTAATATATTAGATATATTATCAACTAATACTCATAGTAGAAGCCCCGATCAAAAGGTTTTAATTATGCAGTTATTAAAGAATGCGCGTGATTCTAATATTATAGATGTTATTGATACATGTGATAAATTTAATTTTGAAGATTATACATTGATTGATGTAAGATGTTATAATAAAACTAGAAAGGCTGAAACCTTTAGATTTAAATCTTATCAAGATAATCATAAATTAAAACAACCATATATGAATGATAGAAATAAAAGAGTTTCTAATGAATGTGAGATACTTATCCCATCAGATATGTATATACTTGAAAATGATGATGGTACAGTAAAATGTAAAAATAAAAAAAGTGTATGGTGGATAGGTTATAAGTATTAATTATTTCCTAACATCACTATAATTTTCAAACAAATGTCTGCATGTTTCTTTAATACCTTGTTCAAAGGAAACAAATTGAAAATTTGGAAAATATTTTTTAAATAATGAATTATCAGCTGTTTTTTTATACTGTCCATCCGATTTTTCAGGATGAAGTCTAATATTATTTAATCTAAATTGTTTACCAATTATAGTTGATACTTCAAGGATAGATATTTCTTCAGTTGGAGCAACAATTAATGAATTGTGTTCTTTCTGCCAAGTTATATTATCAATACTATTAATAATGATTTTTGCAAGATCATTAACATATAAAAATTGACGTAACGGTTTTCCTGTACCCCAAACATTAACCCATTTATTTAATTTATTTTCTAATGATTCAAGATAACATTTGTGTATCAAAGCAGGTATTACATGTCCATTTTTTATAGAAAAATTATCATGTTTACCATATAAATTAGTAGGTATAATACATTTATAATTATAATTGTATTTACTATTATATAATTTACAATGAACATCTAGAAGACGTTTTGCATAAGAATAACCTTCGTTACTTAAATGTGGAGGACCATTATGTAACATTGTTTCATTGATAGGATAACTTGTTTTATCGGGGAAAATGCATGTTGAAAGAAGTGATATACAATTTTTTATACCATTTTCATGACAAGCTCGTAAAACATTAAAATTAATCAGCATATTCTCTTCATACATAATAAGATTATTATCCAGATTTTTAAACAATCCACCGACGTTAGCAGCTAAATGAATAACATAATCTGGTTTTTTTGAAGCAAAATATGTTGCTGTTTCTCTGTAATCTCTCAAATCACAAATTTGAGAGTTAGAAAAGAACCATTCGTGTGTAGTATTAAGGGATTCTTCTCTTAAAGCTTTTCCCACTAGACCTGAGCCTCCAGTAACTAAAATACGCATTGTATAATAAATAAATTTATTTCTTTATTTCCTTATAAATTTAATATAATTTCATTATCATAATAAAAAATTGAAATAATTTAAACAGTAAAATATAATTTAAAAATACAATGGCCGCAACCAATGCAGAAATTACAACAAAGTATCAGAAAAAGAAGGAGAAAGAACATATCCTAGATAATCCAGACACATATACTGGATCTATGGATGTAGTAGACACTACAGCATATGTGTTTGATGATTCTTCTAATTCTATAAAATTAACTGAATTAACAGATGTTATTATGGGTTTATACAAATTATTTGATGAAGCAGTTGTTAATTGTCGTGATCAACATGTACGATTAGCAAATGCAATGAAGATATGTAAACCTAATACAATGCCTTTGACTTATATTGATATAAGTATAAGTGATGATGGAACACTAACATTTACTAATGATGGTAATGGAATTGATATTGTTGAACATCCTGAACATAAAATTTATGTTCCTGAGATGATATTTTATCATTTGAGAACGGGTACAAACTATAATAAATCTGAGAAAAAAATTGTTGGAGGTAAAAATGGTTTCGGAGCTAAACTATGTTTTATATGGTCTACATGGGGTAGGATTGAAACAGTAGATCATGTTAGGCGAAAAAAATATGTTCAGGAGTGTTCAAATAATCTTGAAACTATTGAAAAAGCTACGGTAACAAAATATACAGGTAAACCATATACTAAGATATCTTTCAGACCAGATTACAAACGTCTTGGGTTATCCGGATTAACTGCTGGTATGAAAAGTTTATTGAAAAGAAGGGTTTATGATTTAGCAGCTGTCACTGATAAGAAAATTAAAATTAAATATAATTCTGATATTATCCCTGTAAAACATTTTCAGCAATATGTAGATTTATATATTGGTAGTAAAGGTGAAACAAAAAGGTTTTATGAAGAAGGTAATGTGCGATGGGAATATGCTGTATGTTTATCTCCTACAGAAGAGTTTCAGCAAGTATCATTTGTGAATGGAATATTTACTAGCAAAGGAGGAAAGCATGTAGATTATATTTTGAATCAAATAATTAAGAAGATTCAGGCTTATATTCTTAAACGTAAAAAAGTAGATGTTAAATCTACAACTATTAAAGAACAACTTATGTTGTTTATTCGTTGTGATATTGAAAATCCTGGATTTGATAGTCAAACTAAGGATTATATGAATACTGGTTATAGTAAATTTGGTTCAAAATGTGAACCAAGTGATAAATTTTGTGAAAAGATTGCAAAAATGGGTGTTATGGATGCTGCATGTGATCTAACCGCTGTTAAAACTAAGGCTAAGGCTTCTAAAACTGATGGTTCTAAAACCAAGAGTGTAAGAGGTATAGCTAAGCTTATGGATGCTAATTTTGCTGGAGGAGCAAAAGCAGGTGAATGTACTGTTATATTCTGTGAGGGAGATTCAGCAAAGGCTGGTATTGTTTCAGGATTAAGTAAAGAAGATCGTAACTATATTGGAGTATACCCTCTTAAGGGTAAACTGCTTAATGTACGAGGTGAGTCTCTTACTAAGATCATGAATAATAAAGAGGTTGTTGAAATAAAGAAGATATTAGGTCTAGAAAGTGATAAAGTATATAAGGATTTAAATCATCTTCATAAGTCTTTACGATATGGTAAAATTCTCTTTATGACTGATCAAGATCTTGATGGAAGTCACATTAAGGGTCTAGGAATCAATTTGTTCCATAATCTTTGGAAATCTATTATTAAACTTAATGTGATTGGGTTTATGAACACTCCAATCCTTAAAGCAAAAAAAGGTTCTCAAGAAGTTGTATTTTATAATGATGGTGAATATGAACAATGGAAAGAAGAGAATAACGATGGAAAAGGTTGGCATGTGAAATATTACAAGGGTTTGGGTACCAGTACTGGTAAAGAATTTAAAGAATATTTTGCAAAAAAGAAAATAGTAACTTTCAATTTTACTGAAGAGACTGATAATATTATTGATTTGGTTTTCAATAAAAAAAGAGCTGATGATCGTAAAGACTGGTTAGGTGGTTACGATAGAAAATCATATCTTGATACATCTGCTGAAGATGTTACATTTAGAGAGTTTGTAAATAAAGAACTTATTCACTTTTCAAAATATGATTGCGATAGGTCTATTCCAAATTTAATGGATGGATTGAAAACCAGTCAGAGAAAGATATTGTATGCAGCTTTTAAGAAAAATCTTACTAAAGAAATTAAAGTAGCTCAATTTAGTGGTTATGTATCTGAGCATAGTGGGTATCATCATGGTGAAGCAAGTTTGAATGGAGCAATCGTAAATATGGCTCAGGATTATGTAGGAAGTAATAATATTAATCTACTATGTCCTAATGGACAGTTTGGTACTAGATTGAAAGGAGGAAATGATAGTGCTAGTGAAAGATATATATTTACTGAATTAAATAGTATGACACGTTTATTGTATCCAAAATCAGATGATAATATTCTAGAATTACTTGATGATGATGGTACTAAAGTAGAACCAATTTATTATGCACCAATTATTCCTATGCTATTAGTAAATGGTAGTAAAGGTATCGGTACAGGTTTTAGTACAGATGTCATGTGTTATAGTGTTGAAGATGTTATTAGATATATTAAAAGTTACTTGAACAACGGTGTAGCACCAACTGACATTAAAATTAATCCATATTACGAAGGTTTTAAAGGTACTATCACCCCTATGGAAATCAAAGGTGGAATTAAATATTTGATTAAAGGTAAATATAAAAGGATTGACGAAGATACAATTCAAATTCTTGAATTACCAATTGGTACTTGGACTACTGATTATAAACAATTCTTAGAAGATTTAATTGAAGGTGATGGTAAAAAGAAAAGTAAATCTAAATCTTATGTTAAAGATTATGTAGATATGTCTACAGATAGAGTTGTAGATTTTACGGTTACATTTAAGTCTGGTATTTTGGATAAACTAGAAACAACTATGGTTGAGTATAATTGTACTGCTTTGGAGAAGTTTATGAAACTGTACACTACAAATACCAATACAAATATGCATATGTTTGATGCAGACGATAAGTTGAAGTTATATAAAAATGCCGAAGATATTGTTAATGATTATTATGTGAAAAGATATTCTATGTATGAAGAAAGAAAGAAATATTTGATTGAAGTTCTTGAAAGAGAATTGTGTTTGTTATCAAACAAAGCAAAATATATTACTGAAAACTTGAATGATACTATTGATCTTAGACGTAAAAAGAAGGATGTTATTGTAGCAATGTTGAAAGAAAAGGGTTACGATGAGATTGATGGAGATAGTGAATATAGATATTTGAGAAAGATGCCTATGGACAGTGTATCAGAAGAAGAGGTTTCTAAGCTTTTGAAAGAGGAGAATGAAAAGAAGATGGAACTTAATATTATTCAAAAAATGAAGATTGAGAATATGTGGTTGAATGATCTATTGACTTGGA